GAACCAGCAGAATCATCATACAACTCGTTTTGGTCTTGGTAAAATATCTTGTCAACTGTTACACCACTAAAACCACCACTGACATAATCTAAAGCTGTTCTAACATGACCAGCTAGAGTTATCATATCGGCATAACTATTGTGATATATACTTATTTGTACTCTTACATAGTCGTAAGTACTTACTCCATTTTTAGTGTTGTTAGGCTCATCAGCAAACATTTGATAAGTTATATATGGTAGCTTAACATCATTCGGAAAGTTGTATCTACTAGGGAATATTCTTAAATTGCCGCTTGTAGTAACTAAAGGAGCAACATTAGCGTCATTACTTAGAATATTAAAAATTACTTTTCCAATCTCCATTATTTAAATCTTTTATCTATGAGCTTTCTTATTTCTCCTATTATACCATTTATAGCTGAATTACCTTTATTAGATGCTGTCTTTTCTAACATTCTTAAACCTGGCTTACCTCTAAAACCATACTCTAAGAAATAGAAATAAAAACCTGATTTTTCTTTACTAGCAAATGACTTTTTAACTCTTGGACCAACATATACTGTTGGAGGTTTACCTTTAACATTTTTGCCATTGATGATAGCTAATGATTTTTTAAGTTGTTTTGAATCAACTGGAACAATAGATTTAAGCTCTTGTAATAAAGGCTTAGCAGCTTTCCTCATACCTTGTCTCAATAAAGTCTTGTTTTTACTGTCAGACATATTAAGACTCTCTAAGTCCTTAATCAAAGACTTCAATTCTTTTTCGTCTATTTGTGCTGATACTATCATACTTCAGGAAAAGGATTTATTCCGTTATCTATTAATATGTTTAGCCAATCTATTTCTTTTGTGTATATATCAACATCATCCCACTTTGTTTCTAAACATTGATAGGTCTCTAATATTCCCCAAGCTACAATAACTTTTTTATTGTTCCATACAATATAGTAGCTTAGTACTTCAGGGTAACATATTTCTGTCAATCTTAAACTCATTACGTTGTTAGTTGTGTTAGTTCGCTATCACTTAAAGCTTCATTAAATACTGCTACTGCTTTGCATTTACCGTAGAACTCACCTCCTGCACCATCACCTTCATTAAATTGTAATTCATTTAATCCAACAGGAGTAATACCACTTGTGTCAGTACCTTGTTCTACACCGTTTATCCATAAGGCAAAATCGTTAGCTTTATACTTTACTGCCACTTTATTAAAGTTTAAAATATTATTAGTGCTGTTTGTTAAACTAGCCTGTACTACACCACCACTTCTTGCTACTAATTGTATTCTATTACTAGCAGCACCGTATCTTAATTCTATTCTATTGTTAGCAGTACCATCACTTAAAGTAATTTCTCTTGCTGAATTATCATCAACTAAAGCAGCTATCTCAGCATATAACACACCCTCTGTTGAGTTTATTAAGTCAGAACTACCAGCACCAGTTGCAGTCTCAGCATCTCTTGTTACTGTACTACCGTTTGTTGGTATGTATGATGTAGCGAAGGATAAGGCTTCTGCTTGTGCGCCCCATATTTCAATATCTCTTGCTGTTGCACCACTATAAGTATTTATTGATATAAAACTTGATACTGAACTACTATCAAAAGCTTCTACTCTATCCCAATCACCTGTCAATGTGTGTGTTGTTGCTGAACCATTTGACAATCTTATAGTTTCTCCTATTGTACCTTTAACAAAAAAACTAGCCATCAAACCACTTGATGAAGATATAAAAATACTATCATCTTCATTCATTTGCATTCTTGTAGAGTTTTGTGTTCCATCAGGAGAAATACCAAAATTAGAAGTTAAAGTAACTGTTGCTTCTTTGGTCCATTGAGTAAAATCCTCACTATAAGAAACAAGATTAGTAGAGGTAGGCTCTAACAACCAATGCCCATTCTCTCCATTACTATCATAGCTTATTCTTGGCACTCCAGTAGCTACATTAGAAATTAATCCACTAGAGTTAATTCTTGTGGCTGTAGAAGTTCTAGCAAAATTAAACTCGTCAAAAGGCTCTTCAACTGGCGCAATATTAAAAAGCTTACCAGCTTTATAACCAGTAGGAGTTAATATAATATTTGCTTTATTTAATAATCCTGATGCCATTAGCTAATATCGTTTAATGTTTGTAAAAATGCTTGAGTAGCTGTTGTGTTTTCTACTACTCCACCTTGAGCATTTACATTATCAGTTAAAATACTTACATAATCGGCTACTGTTGGATTGAATAAACCACCATCAACAATAGTCCAGCTGTCATCTTGTACTAAGCTTAATCTTGCAGCATTACCAGCAGCTGTAAATTGTGAGCCTCCAAAATTAATGCTTATGCCACTAGTTACAGACAAAGCATCCCATCCATTTAAGGTAGCATCATAATTAGTTGTGGATAATCCAGTAGAATTTAACATGAAGTTTGTAAAATCTGTTACATTAGATATATTCCACGATGCTAAAGATTGGTCAAATAAATCACAATTTCTTAACATACTATTCATATTTAAAACTGAGCCTGTATTCCAAGAGAAAATATCTCCGTTAAATTGTTCACAATTAAAGAACATAAAAAACATTGTCGTAACATTCTGTGTGTCCCAAGAGTTTAAATCTTGGTCAAAAGAGAAACATTCAAAGAATAATTCAGCCATATCAGTTACATTAGAAGTATTCCAATTTTGTATTGGTTGATTAAATGTAGAACAATCTCTGAACATAGCTGACATAGCAGTTACACTACTAATATCCCAGTTCCCAATAGGACCATTAAAGTTAGTACAACTTCTGAAAGTGTTTCCTAAATTTATGGATGATATTGTTGGTGCATCCGTAGCAGAACAATCTAAATTAGTACAACCAAAAAAAGCATTATTAGTTGAAATGTCTAAATTCCCCCATTGTTTTATTTCAATGATTTTTAATTTATCTCCTGTATCATTGAATTGCCATCCTTGTAATGTTCCTTCTATAGTTATTTCATAATTTCCAGCACTACTATAAGTGTGTGTAACTTCAGCCTGATTATGGCTAGTAATAGTATCACTTGAACCATCTCCCCAAAGAACAGTAGCGTTATAACTTCCACTAGCTATTAAAGGTAAATCAAATTGAATGTTAGAGCTAGAGCCTGTTGATGTATTTTCTGTATCTATTGTAAAGACAAATTGATTTGCAGCATTTTGAGATAAATCTACTACATCATTTTTCTCTAAAGTCAAAATCATAGCATCTTTACGACCTACTTCCTTAATACTCTTGATAGAATAATTAGTTAAGCCATTAGAGATAAAAAATTGTGGACTAACTCCTATGTTTGTTCTATATCTTATTAAACATTCTATTTTTTCATCATTAATTAAGGCATCAGCATCGAAGTTAGTATTACCACCTTTGAAGTCAAAGTCTGCGTAGATGGTAACGAAACTATTGTCAGATACTACTCTCTCGCCATAAGCGTTAGTAGAGAAGGATTGAGTAAATAGTTTTAACTTTCTATCAAGTTTGCCAATTATCATAGTTCAAGCAATCGGTAAGGAGTTAATAAGTGGTCTACCATTAATGGTAGTTCATTTACTTGAGTTCCCATAACAACATCTTGTCTGTTTTCATAGTATCTTCCAACTATAATATAAATAGCCTGAATGATTGGAGCTGGTATATCACTAGCAGCACCACCCACAACAAACTCAACTTCTACAGCGTTAGGTCTGTCAAATGTGTTAGGAAAGTCTCCGTCATCAGATTGATAAATTCTGCCTGGTCTTATCTTAGTATCAACATCATAATTTGATGCAGCTAAAGTTTGTAACACATTACTCTCATCATAATACTTTATGTGAGTAACACTAGCAACATCTCCTACTTGTAAGTCAATATAAGAAGGAAACTCATCATGAAATATATTAAATGTTTGTGTAATTAATCTTCTTCTAGTGAACTCCTCAACTACACCAGTTGCAACATTAATAAGAGATGTTATATAATTATCATCATCATCATAGTCAGAATCAATCCTTAAAAAAGATTTTGCCTCGGCTAAAGTAATTGGTGTTGATGCTGGACCAGTTTTAAGAACTAGCTTACCATAAGGAACATATTTATTAACTCCGAATGTGTTTATATTATAGTTGTAATCCATCTAAAAAAAATAATGGAGGAAGTGTTTCCACTCCCTCCGATAAAATCAACAAATTATCCTTCAATTAAAGAAGCAAAAGCAGTTCCATTCTGAACAGCAGCTCCATCAACTAAAGAAGTCAAGATATATCTAGGCTCACCAGTTCCAGCATTAGTATAGATGTCATAAATTACATCTAAACCTCCAAACTGAGCGATGTGAACTTTAGAAAAGTCTCCAAATAAAGCATGGTCTTTATCAGCAGTCCCACCATTACCAACATTACTAGAAACAAAAGCAAAATATCCGTTAATAGTTTTGTCTCTGTTATCAAACAATGCAGAAACATCAGCAACTTGAGCAGCACCTTTAGCAGCAGCATAAGCTTCTGAATCTACTAAGTAAGCCATTCTAGCACCTTCTAACTTTACACCAGCATCTAAAACAGCTTGTTCTAAAGCTAAAGCAGAAGTCCCACTCATAGCAGCAGTAGAACCAGCAGCAGCATCAGTAAAGATAGAAGTTGGTCCATTTGATACGTCAGAACCAGCAGTCAATAAGGCATTTTCTAAAGTAGCAGCTACTGACTGAGCCATATTTCTTTGCAAAGCAGCCTCTATAGAAGCATTTTGAGCAATAGCTTCAGCAGTTACATTCACTATTGAAATAATTTTCTTTGGGTCTAAAGTGATACTAGTAGCTGTACCATTGGCATCAGGAGCAGTACCACCTGACTCAGCAACAAAGCCTGAGTTTATAGCACTAAAAACTGGAAATTTCATATTCGATATACCAGTATAGACGTTTGCTCCGGCAGAAGCTAATACTAAATTTGCTTCGAGTTGGTCAGTCCAAGCCATAACTTGAGATGAAGCACCAGGTGCAGTTTCAACAGCAGCTCTTGTTAATACAGATGCTGGTATACCAATACCTTTAAAAGATTGACCAGTAAAACGAGCCTCATTTCTAGCCTCTTGGTCCATCTCTTTTACAAGACCTTCTAAACGACCAGTTGCAGCTTGATTCATAGCCTCTTGGAAAGAATAATTTCTTATCTCTTTTGGAGTGTTTTCTGTAACTTCTTTTACAGCTTTAGTAGCTTGAAGCTTCTCAAAAGATTCAGCTCTTACAGCCATCTTATTCAACTCCTCTACTTTTTCATTTAAAGAATCGAAATCGCTTTGTTCATCAGAGGATAAGTCTCTACCTTCAGCAGAAGATACTATACTTTCCATTTTCTCGATAACCTCAGCTCTTTCTTCTTTATAAAGTTTTGATGTTTTCATTTAATTGAAAATTTATATTAATATTTATTTTTTAAGACTTTCAAACGCATTTCATTGAGGGAGCGTTTTTTTAAGTCTTCTTCTTCTTTTATGCCCTCTGAATTTTTATTTTTTGACTTCCATTCCTCTAGTGAACGTAACGCAACAGAAGAACTAGCAGCGTTGTAAGCTGGATAAGTAACACTACTAACATCATATAACTGTGATACCTTATCAATAGTTCTTATATTCATTCCGTCTTTAACTTCCCAACTGTCTTCCTCAACAGTAAAAGCAAAGCTAGATTGGTTTATAGTTCCATTCTTTAATAGTTCCATCAAATCTCTAGCAGTAGATGTGTTAGGCATATCAGCCTCATATCTTAGTCCTTTTTCATCAACAGAAAGTCTAAGAGTTCCGTTAGTCGTTCTAGCTAAAGGCATCCCATCATGATTAATAAGAAAACGTACATCATCATCTAGTCTACCTTCGAAAGCTTTAGGAGCTATAAACTCTCTAAATCCACCTAAGTCATTAGACATTGAATTGAACACAGCACCATAACCTACAACAGTTGGCTTATCACCATTCATTCTAAGCTCTAAGTCTTGAACATCAAAAGTCCTTATCTCTTTGTTAGGATTATTTCTAACCTCAGACTTTTCTTCTTCTTCGTGATACGGATAGTGTTCATTCATGTTTATTTTACCCATCACTTCTTTGGCTTGTTCGTGATTTTCAAATGGCATATAATAAACCTCTCCGTCCATTGTATGAGTGTGATGTCCACTGCCTCCAAGTTTTTCAGCCTCAGCCTCAGCTTCTTCTATTGTATCATATAAAGGTAGTTCAATACCATCAGTAATCATTGTACCAACTTTACCTCTTTTCTCTTTTTCCATATTTTCTAAATGTTTTTCTTCCATTTCTTTTTTTACTGGATGATTGTCAGGTAGTAAGTCTGTGTCGTGCTTACCACCTTGAAATCTACCTTTTCTAAGAGCAAATAAAAAAGAATTGACTCTAGCTAAACCCCAACTCTCAGGAGTCATATTTGGTCTAACAGAGCCAGGATTGGTATTGTAAGCCCCTACACCTCTATCAAAAACTTTTTCAAGTTCAGCGTAAGTAGTACGACCATTCCAATCTAAATCAAGCTCTTTTATTTCTTCATTATGTTTTTCAACTTTGTTTTCTAAAGCCTTTTTAATTTTAGAAGTAACTTGGTTTTCTTCTTTCTTACCCTCTAGCTTTTTAGTTAGTTCTAAAATTACATCTTTCATCCCTTGCTCTCCTAGTGTTCCAATCGTTCCCCATTTAATTTGAGCAACTACACCACCAACATTTGAAAGGTTTGGCTCGATATCGCCTTTGAATTGTTTACCATCTTCAAAATGTCTTTTTATCCAAGCTTCTCTCTCTTTTATCCATTCTCTAATGGCTTCTGTATCTTGTCCATCTCTTGC